AAATACTATTGGGCCCTATCAATGTAACTAAACAAACAAACATAACAAATAACAAATCGGCAGCTGGTTGTCATACCTGTTATGATTTAGAACATGGTAAAGAAGGGCTTGACATTATCAGTGATAGAATTTTTTACATAAGAGAATTTAAAAAAACGCCACTGGACACTTACCGGCCCGGCAATTTTGACTTACAAACCATTGACGTGCGGTGGACCAATTTGTGTAATTTTGCCTGTGTATATTGTAGTGAACAATTCAGTAGCAAATGGGCCAACGAACTCAATATCAAAATAGAAACTCCGGCTGATAAACAATTGTCAGACTTTCGGGAATACATCTATCGTCATGCTAAACAACTCAAACATGTGTATCTTGCCGGCGGCGAACCGCTGCTGATGAAGGAAAATTTAGAATTACTTCAAGAATTGAATCCCGATGTCAATCTTAGGATAAACACTAATCTTAGCAAGGTAGATACTGGAGTGTTTGATGCTGTTTGTAGATTTAAAAATGTCCATTGGACCGTAAGTGTAGAAACTACTGAAGATGAATTTGAATACATACGATTTGGTGGCCGATGGCAGGATTTTTTAGATAATCTAAACACAATTAGAAAACTAGATCATAAGATAAGTTTTAATATGTTATGGTTTTTGCTAAATCATGACAGTGTTTTTGATTGTGTAGATTATTTAAAAGGATTGGGATTTCATAACAATAGCTTTGTGATTGGAGCACTGCTAGGCCCTGATTACCTAAACATTAGACATTTACCGGAAAATGTGTTAAACTCATTGAAGTTAAAATTAGAATCACGAATCAATGAGAATCCTGGATATCTACTTGAAGACAGTTATCAGAACATGCTACACTATATAACGCAACCAATTGAAAAGAATTTAACAAATTCGTTTGATCAATTAGCAATAATGGATCAGCGGCGTGAAGTAGACAGCAGTAAAATTTTTACAGAATTATATACACTCAAAGAAGGAAAGTAATCATGGCAAAACCATTTGACATCTCAAAGTTCCGCAAGGACATCACAAAAAGCATCCAAGGACTCAGCATTGGATTCAATGATCCCACAGACTGGATTAGCACAGGCAACTATGCACTCAACTATCTAATCTCAGGAGACTTCAACAAAGGCATTCCACTGGGTAAAGTTACTGTATTTGCTGGTGAATCCGGCGCAGGCAAGAGTTATATTTGCAGTGGCAACATTGTAAAGAACGCACAGGATCAAGGCATCTTTGTTATTCTTGTTGACACAGAAAACGCACTTGACGAATCTTGGTTACACGCACTTGGTGTCAACACGGGTCCAGACAAGTTGCTCAAACTCAACATGAGCATGATTGATGATGTTGCCAAAGCAATCTCCACATTCATGACAGACTACAAAGCACTACCAGAAGAAGAACTCATGAAAGTTCTGTGGGTCATTGACTCATTGGGCATGTTGCTGACTCCTACTGATGTCAATCAGTTCGAAGCCGGTGACATGAAAGGTGACATGGGTCGTAAGCCCAAAGCACTGACAAGTCTTGTTCGTAACTCTGTCAACATGTTTGGCAGTTACAATGTGGGCTTGGTGGCCACAAACCATACCTATGCCAGTCAAGACATGTTTGATCCTGATGACAAGATCTCCGGTGGACAAGGCTTTATCTACGCAAGTTCAATCGTGGTTGCCATGAAAAAAATGAAACTCAAAGAAGATGAAGATGGCAACAAGATCACTGATGTCATGGGCATCCGTGCCGGTTGCAAAGTGATGAAAACACGCTATGCCAAACCGTTTGAAGGCATGCAGGTCAAGATCCCTTACTCCACTGGTATGAGTCCGCATTCGGGACTGGTTGACCTGGCAGAGAAGAAAGAGATTCTCAAGAAAGAAGGCAACAGTTTGGTACTTGTTACCAGCGACGGCGAAATTATCAAACAGTTCCGCAAAAAGTGGGAAGCCAATGAAGGCGGATGTTTAGATAAACTGATGGCGGACTTTGCCAATCAGAAAGAAGAAAAACCGGTACTCGAAACAACAACGGAGGAATAACCATGTCAGTAGACCTATCAAGTGAAATCTGGAATGAACTAAAACGATACATCAACACAGTTGATCGTACAGAAGCAGCAGAAGTGTTGGTTTCTGTACTGGTTGACAATGACGTTGCCCCGGACGAAATTCGTGCCACATTCAAAGGCGACACGGATGTCAAAGCAGCATTGGCCGCGTATATCAAGGATCTCGACGACGAGCCCGAAGAAGAAGACTTTGATCAAGACGATGATATTGAGTCCGAGTACGAAGATTAATCATGTGGCTCAGCCGTGTCACTAGTGATCTGGGAGCAATCCCAGATTTCATTGCTCACTTTGAGCAAGAACTCACTGCTGCACGCCGTGATTGCGCCATTGGCGGCATGGTTGAACGAAATATCTCAGCACTGCCGGGCATTACAGAACATAGATTTAATCAGCTTCAAGAAATTGAAGCAGTATTAAATCATCTCAACATACAGCTACGCAAGATTCGTCGAAAACATTTTCAAAAATATCTCGAAGCATATGCTAGAGCATTGACCAGCAGAGATGCTGAAAAATATGTGGATGGCGAAGACGAAGTGATTGACTTTGAAACTATCATCAACGAAGTGGCCTACTTGAGAAATCGTTACTTGGGCATTATGAAAGCCATGGAAAGTAAAAACTTCATGCTGGGACATGTGGTAAGATTACGAGCTGCTGGGATGGAAGACATACAACTATGACATTTAGAAACGACCAAGAACGGCACGAACACAGTTTACAAACTCTCAACACATTGGCCGAGTATGATGACTTCATGGAAAGCATTGGTACACTGGTTGATCTTGGTTGTGGCAGCGGTATGGATCTAGAATGGTGGGCAACTAGAACCACCAGAGAGGATGCGCCGCAACCGTTGAACATTCGTTGCACCGGAGTTGACATTGCCAACGCACCATCGATGTTTAAAAAATATCCAAATATCACGCATCAACTGATTGACTTTGAACAAGTCAACCGGCTACCAAAAAAGACAAAGTTTGATGTGCTGTGGTGTCACGATGCTTTTCAGTATTGCGTAAATCCACTAGAAACTCTAGGTAAATGGAACAGCATTGCCGAAGATGGCGCCATGTTGGTAATGGCAATTCCGCAGACCACCAACATGGACATTCGCCAACTGTCGTTTGTGCAGCCCGCTGGATGCTATTATCATCACACAGTGGTCAGTTTGATTCACATGCTGGCAGTGAATGGGTGGGATTGCAATTCGGGCTTTTTTCTAAAGCGGCCAGACGATGATTTTATACATGTGATTGCCTACAAGAGTGCCCATGCTCCTATGCCATACAGCACTACCACATGGTCTGAATTGGCAGAAAAGGATCTACTGCCAGAAACAGCAATGACCAGTATACAGCGCCACGGTATGATACGGCAACAAGACCTTGTGCTACAGTGGATTGATAAAAGTTTATCCCGGATGGGGCAACAATAAACGGCCAAGCGGTAAACCAGAGGCAATTTCTTCTGTATACCATTCGGTATGTGCCAGCTGTTCCAGCCATGCTGTACGATCTGGTCTGGCAGGATCGTTGATACGGGACAGATCTAAATTGCCCACTGGTGCAGCCAAACTGGTTGAATTGACAAACGCCGGAACACCAGCCAACACTGCTTGTGAGCCAGGTCCGCTGTTGTGATTGATCACAGCCCACGCAGTGGCCAAACACCGATCATAGTCAAAGTTATCATAGGTTCCCTGAACCGGCGTGGGCATTTGTATAACACAACCTGGCACTGCACCTATACGCTGTCTTGGGTGTGGCCGTATAACAATGGGTCGATCTGTATATTCTCTAATCTTGCCAGCAGTTTCTGTCAGCCAGGCCACAGTGGGCGGTTGTCCAGCCCATTGTTCACTTTCTGAACGCTGTGCTGCAATGACAATATTGTATCCAGTGTTGGTCCAGGGCTTGGCTGTCAGTCGTAGGTTGGCTGCACGACCTGGTATCAACTCAGTGCCATAATAAGCAGTGCTGCCGGTTCCGTTCAATCCCAATTTCCATGTGCTGCCGCGCCGCAGCATGCCCACCTCGGCCACTATCACAGGCCTTCCGCTGTTTCTAAATGTTTGCCATATTTCACGATTGTGCTTCATGCGGCCGTGCCACAACTGACTCCAGATAACAGCAACATCTGCCGAACTGTCCATGTTGTTATGCTTGATACCCAGTTGGTCAAGACCTGTTCTAATGGCGTCAAACACAGGCCCGCTGTTGAGTGCGCCATATTGGTCAAAAATACTTACTCTCATAATATACCCGGTTAAATATACACTTAGTTATAAGGAAAACAATGAGTCGTAAATTCTCTGTGGTCACCACATTCAACGC